GTATTAACAATGATCGAAAAAGACTACGGAGAGCAGTTCATAGATCCTGCTAAGGCTTTCATCGAACAAATAACAGCAAAGTTTGACGAATTCCAAATGCGTACACAACCACAGCAAATGGAAGCACCAGACACAGGCGATTACGACAGAATGAGAGAGTTAGCTGGTTTAAGATAATCAGCTAACCCCTTTAAGTTTTTATGTTTTTTCTTTAAAAAAAGACTTGACAAAGTTTGTAGAGATGTTATACTAATAACTGTGCTACAAACATAAAAGGCACAAACGTAGCAATGTAGCTACACAACACGACATAGGCACAACATATAGGAGGCATTAACTATGGCATCATTAGCAGAAATCCGAGCAAAGCTCAAAGAACAAGAAACACGTTCATCAGGTGGTTCACAAGGCGGCGGCGACAACGCAATTTACCCATTTTGGAATATGAAAGAAGGCGAGAGTGGTACTCTACGTTTCCTTCCAGACGGTAATGCAGATAACACTTTTTTCTGGGCAGAACGTTTGATGATCAAACTTCCGTTCGCAGGTGTTAAAGGCGAAACTGACTCGCGTCCAGTACAAGTACAAATTCCATGTATGGAAATGTACGGCGAAACATGTAACATTCTAAACGAAGTACGTGGTTGGTTTAAAGATCCGTCATTAGAAGATATGGGTCGTAAGTATTGGAAAAAGCGTTCATACGTATTCCAAGGCTTTGTAACAGATAATCCATTGGCAGACGATAATACACCCGAGAATCCAATTCGTAGATTTATTATTGGACCACAGATTTTCCAAATTATTAAGCAAGCACTTATGGATCCTGATATGGAAGAATTACCAACAGATTATACTGCTGGTGTGGACTTCCGTCTTAACAAAACATCGAAAGGTGGCTACGCAGACTATGGCACAAGTAATTGGGCACGTAGAGAGCGTCCGTTAGCTGATAATGAAATGGCAGCAGTTAATACACACGGACTGTTTAACTTAAATGACTTCCTTCCTAAAAAGCCAGACGAAGTAGCGCAAAAAGCAATGCAAGAAATGTTTGAAGCATCAGTAGATGGTGAAGCATATGATGCAGAACGTTGGAGTAATTACTTCCGTCCTGCAGGCATGCAAGCACGTACAGGTGATCCGCAAAAGGCAGCATCACCACAGGCAACTGCTGTAAGTCAAAGTGCACCTGCACCAACACCAGCGCCAGCACCAGTAGCGGCTCCGGTAGTAGCAGAAGCAACACCAGCGGCAGCACCAACAGCCGAAGCACCTGCAGAAGGCGGCGCACAAGACATTCTAGCAATGATTAGAGCACGTCAAGGTTAATAATAACAGCAAGCTAAAAGGGTTGCATTATTGAATTGCAACCCTTTTTAATTGTTCAGCTTTTTAGATAGGAGAAAACATGGCTAAATCATTTGATGTAAGTAAGTTCCGTAAGGACTTAACTAAAAGTATCTCAGGCATGAGTAGTGGCTTTAATGATCCAACAGATTGGATCAGTACAGGCTCATATGCACTTAACTATCTTATTAGTGGCGACTTTCACAAAGGTGTTCCGCTAGGTAAGGTAACTGTGTTTGCAGGCGAATCAGGAGCAGGTAAGAGTTATTTCTGTTCAGGTAATGTTGTAAAACACGCACAAGATCAAGGCATCTTTGTAGTACTAATTGACTCAGAGAACGCACTTGATGAAAGCTGGCTACAAGCCCTTGACGTTGACACTAGTGAAGAAAAACTTCTTAAACTAAACATGTCAATGATTGATGATGTAGCAAAAACTATCTCAACATTTATTACAGACTTTAAAGCAATGGACGAAGAAGACCGTCCTAAGGTACTGTTTGTAATCGACTCGTTGGGTATGTTGCTAACACCTACTGATGTTGATCAGTTTAACAAGGGTGATATGAAAGGTGATATGGGTCGTAAGCCTAAAGCACTAACTTCATTAGTCCGTAATACTGTTAATATGATTGGATCGCTTAACGTAGGCTTAGTATGTACTAACCACACTTATGCATCGCAGGATATGTTTGATCCAGATGATAAGATTAGTGGTGGTTCAGGCTTTATCTATGCATCAAGTATTGTTGTTGCAATGAAGAAGTTGAAACTAAAAGAAGACGAAGACGGTAATAAGATCTCAGAAGTTATGGGTATTAGAGCTGGTTGTAAAGTAATGAAAACACGCTATGCAAAACCTTTCGAAGGTGTGCAGGTTAAGATTCCTTATGAAACTGGCATGAATCCTTATAGCGGACTTGTTGAATTATTTGAAAAGAAAGGCTTGTTAACTAAGCAAGGTAATCGACTCAAGTACATTAATCTAGCAGGCGAAGAAGTTCTTGAATATCGCAAGGCTTGGATGATTGGTGGAAAACTTGATTTGATTATGTCGGAATACAACGAGAAAATGGCTCCTGTGGTAAATACCGATGAAGTTGACGAAGAAGCAACTGTTGATCAAATTGAGGAAGCTACTATAAATGGATGAAGAAAGAATAGTTGAAATTTGGACGTTGTTTAAGGAATATCTTGACAAGAAACAAGTAGAAGCATCTGCAGAACGTTATGTAGATTTACTAGCCGATTACGGCATAGGTGATGATATATTAAAAGAATGTCTAGGTGCGTCTGCCGAATTAGATAATGCAATACTGTATTATTTAGAATTGGATGATGATCCTGATGACGAAGATGATGAATGGGATGAATAATGGGTTGGTATAGTGAAGTATCAAGAGACATATCTAAGATACCTAGTGCTGTGCAGTTCTTTGAAGACGAGCTAATACAAGCCCGTGTCGAAGTAAAGCTCAAAGGCAATGTTGAACGTGCTGCCGCAGAAATGCCTGGCTTAGTTGAACATCGCTTTAATCAGCTTCAAGAAATTGAAGCAATCCTAAATTACTTAAATATCGAGCTACGTAGGTTGCGTAGCTCGTATTTTAAGAAATATCTTGAAAACTATCAACGAGCTCTGTCAAGCCGTGACGTTGAAAAATACGTAGACGGTGAGGCAGACGTTGTTGACTATGAAAAGATTATTAACGAGTTTGCTCTTATGCGTAACAAATGGTTAGGTCTACTTAAAGGACTTGACCAGAAGCAATGGCAAATAACAAATGTTGTTAAGTTACGAGTAGCAGGGATGGAAGATGCAAGTTTATAAAGTAAAGAGAGAATATTTTTTAGAGCTTATGCCTAGAGGTGCAACGACTGCCGAAATGGGTGTAGGTAAAGGTAACTTTAGTGAACTTATATGTAAACTAACAAAACCAAAAAAACATTATTGTGTTGATGTTTTTGCAGTACTTGACAAAACTATACAAGGAAAGTACTTTGCAAATCAAACAGAATGGGACAAACGATTTAAAGATGTGCAGGATAGATTATCAAGATATAATGTAGAATTCTTACGCACATTAACATACAACATATGTAATCATGTTAAGCCCAATACATTAGATTGGGTATATGTTGACGGAGATCATTCGTATGAAGGATGCCAAAAAGATCTACAAGCAGTAAACGATTGTGTAAAGCAAGATGGATTTATACTAGGACACGACTACGTAGATCATAATAAATATTCCTCTTGGGGAGTAGTTAATGCTGTAAATGAGTTTGTAGAAGAAAATAATTATTATCTAACTGCTGTAACTACTGAACAATTTCCTTCGTACTTAATAAGTAAGTCAGAAGAAAATCACAATAGAATACAGCATAGATTGGAAAAATAGATGAAGTACACTTTTTATTGGGTAGGTAATTCAACAACAGGAAATTTTGGAGATGTATTAACACCAAAGTTATTAGACTACTTCGGTGTTGATTACGACTGGACTAGAGGCAGTAATTACAATGCTATGTGCATTGGTTCTATTGCAAGGCATGCAAAAAAAGGTACTCTAGTACTAGGTAGTGGATTTATGTCAATGAAAAATCCTATTGACATTGATGCTGACTGGCGCTTTGTTAGAGGACCAAGATCAAAAGCAAAACTATTACAAGCTGGCGGAACAACATCTGACGTAGTAGGAGATCCTGCATTACTATTACCAATGTTTTGTGACGAAAGTAAAAAGAAATACGATGTAGGAATTATTCCGCATGTAAGTCAATACAAATGGGCAAAAGAAAAATATCCAAATTACCATGTAATTAATCTTAAAACAAAAAACGCATTATCAAAAGCAAAAGAGATTACTGAATGTAGAACTATAATTAGTAGTTCGTTACACGGAATAATTGCTGCTCATGCATATAATATTCCGGCTGCATATGTTGAATTTGAAAATGGTATTAAAGGCGATGGCACAAAGTTTCAAGATCATTATGAGTCTATTGGATTACATGCAGAACTTAGTACAGTAGAAGAGCCTTTATTTACTACTGGTACTTTTGATATGGCACAACTTGCAGACTTCTTTAAAGACCTTTAGTAGTCGTAGTTAAATCTATCTAGATCATCTTTAAATAAATTTTCAATTATTGTCTTAGTATTTTTATTATAATAATCTCTATAATGTTTATGTGATGTTTTGTTAACATGTGGCAGTGCTATATCTACATTAAAGACGTCTTGTAACCTCTTGAATTTTAACGATAATTCTTCAGCCTTAAACCATTCAACAGAATCGTCTATCCAATGTACTTGTGGAGTTTTTCTTTCATATAACCAAATACCCAAGTCAAATGGGTTGTGTATATCTTGGCTATGTTCTTCTAACCAGTTTTCAAATCCTTTATTATAATATGCAGAAATTAAAATATCATCTTGTTGATTAGTACTTTTCTTTGTACGCTGGCCATTGCTACGCATTTCAATACGTTCTACTGCACGTTGTCCAATAAAGTGAAACATACTAACCATTCTAGCATATGGATTTCGTACAAAGCAAAATGTATATCCTAACTTTTTCCAAATATTTCTAGCATCAGTTAGTGTACAATGCTTTTGTTGTCTATCAAAATGTGTAATATTTTCGCTGATCCATAATTCAAAACTGCTACCTGCAGTTTTAGGTATGTGTATAAATGTTGCTTTATGTTTTGGAAAATGTATTGCCATGAAAGTATTTAGTAGTTATGTGCGCACATAAATATCTACATGAACGTAGTATTAGTAACAGGTGGCTTTGATCCACTACACTCAGGGCATCTAGCCTATTTCAACGAAGCAAAGAAACTCGGCGACAAACTTATTGTTGGCGTGAATAGTGATGATTGGCTTACACGTAAGAAAGGCAGACCATTTATGCCTTTCAAAGAACGTATTGCACTAATACAAGAAATGGAAATTGTTGACAAAGTAATTGGTTTTGACGATAGTGACGACAGTGCATGTCATGCAATTTTTCATACGCTAAGTACACATGGAGACATCAAAGTAATCTTTGCTAACGGTGGAGATAGGACTAACACAACAACACCAGAGTATGCTACATATGGTGATATGCCTAATGTAGAATTTGCGTTTGGTGTAGGCGGCGAAGATAAAAAGAATTCAAGTAGCTGGATACTAGACGAGTGGAAAGCACCAAAGACAGAGCGTATATGGGGGTACTACAGAGTGATACATGAATACGATAACCACACAAAAGTTAAGGAATTAGCAGTGCCGCCGGGCAATAAGTTGTCAATGCAAAGACATCAAGAACGTTCAGAGCATTGGTTTATTGCAGAAGGCACAGCAACAGTATATACTATTAACACAAGTAGTACCGATGTAGAAACACTAGGAGTATATAAGCAACACGAGTCGTTGCATATACCTGTAGGAACTTGGCACCAACTTGCTAACGAACACAACACAAATTTAAAATTAGTAGAAATACAATATGGTACTAACTGTATTGAAGAAGACATAGAAAGAGTAGATAAATGAAAGTATTTGTAGGATATGATCCGCGAGAAGATATTGCATACCAAGTGTGTAAACATAGTATCCTATCTAAACAACCAGATGCAGAAGTAATTCCATTAAAGCAACAGGAACTAAGAGATGCAGGTTGGTATAGTCGTCCTGTAGATAAACTAGCTTCGACTGAATTTACCTTTACTAGATTTCTTATACCCGAACTTGCTGACTTCAAAGGATGGGCATTGTTTATGGATTGTGATATGATCCTTACAACTGATATTGCAGAACTATTTGCACAAGCAGATGACAAGTATGCTGTAATGTGTGTACAACATGATTACAAAGTTAAAGAACAATTTAAAATGGATGGACAAAAGCAAACTATCTATCCACGTAAGAACTGGTCAAGTGTTATGCTATTTAATTGTGAACACCCATCTAATAAAGTAGTTACAGCTGAGTTTGTAAACGATGTAGAAAAAACAGGAGCATACTTACATAGATTAAGTTGGCTTAAAGATGACGAAATAGGTGAACTAGATCATACGTGGAATTACTTAGTAGGAGTGTATGACGATATTGAAAAACCAAATCTAATCCACTACACAGAAGGTGGTCCTTGGTTTGAAAATTACAGAGACTGTGAATTTAATAACTTGTGGAAACAAGAACTATATGATATGTTTAAGTAAAAACAAAACTGATGAATATGTAAATATGTTTGCACAAGGTGCAAACTTACCTATGCAAGATTACGATTATAATTTTGGTAACAATCCTATAATGATTAGAAGTATGGGTAAACGTAAGTTAATACATTGGTGCTGGGAAAATAATCATCCTTTCTATTATATGGATAGCGGATATATAGGAAATTATAAATCTACATCTAATCCGCATGGCTGGAAATTATATCATCGTGTAGTTAAAGATGATGTACAGCATAATAAAATTATTGATAGACCAGATGATAGATGGCGTAGACTTAACTACACAATAAAGTCTCAAAATAGCGGACGATATATTCTGTTGGTAACACCAAGTGAAAAACCTTGTAAGTTCTATGGTATAGATAGACAAGAATGGTTAAACAACACTATTGCTGAAATTAAGAAGTATACAGATCGTCCTATTAAGATCAGAGATAAAGCACCAAGACAACAGCGAATAACTTCTACAATATTTGATGACCTAGTAGATGCACATGCACTTGTAACTTATCAAAGTATAGCAGCATTAGAAAGTGTGTTAGAAGGTGTACCTGCGTTTACAACAGCGCCAACAGCAGCAGATCCGGTGTGCGACAAAGATTTAAGTCTTATTGAGACACCAACAAAGTTAGATAAAGATAAAATATATAAATGGGCTTGTCATTTAGCATACGGACAATTCCACATAGATGAATTTAAAAATGGAACAGCATGGAGACTATTAAATGAAGTATAAAGTGTATATGAACAGCGCAGGAAATAATAGAGAAAGAGATATTCTACGTGCATTTCATGAAGGCATAATGACAACAATACCAGCAGAAAAATCAGAATATAAAAAACTGCGAAACTTTAATAAAGAAATAGGTTTAGGCCTAGGTGTAGATTTTGCATATGACGAAAAATACAGTAAGTGTGATGTTGCTGTAATGACAGGTAGTTGGAAGCCAGATAGAACAAACATACATCATACTGTTAGAGCAAGTGTTGCTGAAAAAGCCCATACATTTATCTGTATTGAAACTCCGTTGCTAGGTAGAAAAATTACACACCATCATTCACACTATAGAGTTGGACTAAATGGATTTATGAATAAAGATGCACATTGGGGATTTGAAGATAACCAAACAGCACAGCGTTTTGAAGAACTAAATTTAGAGTACAACGGCTTCCGTAGACGTGGACAAAAGATTGTTATTGCCTTACAACTTGCAGGCGATGCAAGTCTAAGACACAACGATATTAATGATTGGGTATTTGATACTGCTGTAGAATTAAGACGCTTTAGTGAACGTCCAATTGAGATTCGTGTACATCCTGCAATAAGTGACAAAGGAATGACTAATCATAATGACTTGTTTAAGCGCCTAGCATTTGCAGGATTAAAAGATGTTAAAGTAGTAGACGGATCTAAAATTGCATTTGAATACCAGATGCAAGATGCACACTCAGTAATTACTTACTCTAGCGGAATAGCAATTGATGCATTACTATACGGAGTGCCTGTTATGACAATAGACGAAGGCGGATTTGCATACGACATAACTGAACATAAGTTAATCAATATTGAAAATATGCATATTCCACATGAAGATGAAGTAAGACAGTTGTTCTATAATCTAGCATGGTGCCAATGGACACCAGCAGAGATGCAAGACGGTACTTGCATTAATCGATTACTTCCTTACATTAGTCATAGTGCAAGAAACAAAGGCGACGAATAATGGAAGTAGTAAGCTATATGAGAGGCATACCAAGCAAAAACAAAAACCCTGAAAAAGAACAGGTGTTGAGACTGTTTGCACAGGGAGCAAGTGCATGTGGCGATAATGGAATGCAATCTCAAAGTGATAGATGGCAACTTAGTGATGTTGGTGTTATACAAGGATATGTACACGAATCTAGTCCTAATAGTCCCCACCTTAAATTACGTAAAGCAGTAATTGATAATCAAAGAAAACATAAGAAACACACAGTTATAATTGACAGTAATTTGTTTTTGTATGTAGATAAGACTAATGCAAAGCATTACTTACGTTACAGTTTGAACGGAGTATTTCCTACAACTGGTAACTATTTTTGGGACAATCCTGATCCTAAGCGTTGGGAAAGTATTAGCCGTAACTTAGGCATTCGATTACAACCTGAACGTACAAAAGGTCATCATATTGTAATATGTTTACAGCGTAACGGCGGTTGGAGTATGCAAGGTTTGGATGTAATGCAATGGGTTATGCAAACAATTAAAACATTGCGTATGTTTACAGATAGACCAATTGTAGTACGTGCGCACCCGGGAGACAAAAGAGCAAAGCAATATTTGCAAATCAATAAGCCGGGTGTAGTAATATCTCACAAGCCTGATATTAGGCAAGACTTTATTAATGCACATGCTGTAATAACATATAATAGTAGCCCAGGCGTAGCAGCAGCAATCGAAGGATTACCAGTGTTTGTGTTAGATCCTAATCCAAAAATTAGTCAAGCATTTGATATTGCTAATACTGATATTACTAAAATTGAAAATCCTCAACACTTTGATAGAGACACTTGGATTAAGAAAATATCAATGAGCCATTGGAATTTTGAAGAACTTAAAACAGGCCAAGCATGGAAACATATGCGGGACTATATTACTTAGGTATGAATACAAAGTCACTTTCGTGTCGACTATGATTAACATAGTTTCGATCTGCAAACCATTTGTTTAAATCATACATAGTATAACCGTATTTGTCTGCAAGTTTATTATATTCTAGTGCCACTGTAGGTTTACAACGTCGAATGGTTTCTTCTGCACCCTTTAAAGCAAATAGTTCGTAACCTTCAATATCTAAATGTATAAGATCTAAATGTTTAATATTTAAACTATCAATTGTTATTTGTGGTATATCACCTGCTCCGTCAATATAATGCATACCTACATTATTTGTTTTTGGAGATGTCATTTGTATCATATCGCTCTTGTCACCAAGTGCAGCTCTAAACGGTACAACATTTTTACATTTTTTTGTATTCTCTAATAAACAATAGAAGTTTAATAAGTCAGGTTCTAATGTAATTACTTTATTAAATATTTTAGAATATGCTTCAGCATAATAGCCGCAGTTACCGCCTGCTTGAAGTACTGCGCCGGTCCTAGTTACATACCTTGACATCTTCTTAGGCAGGTCAGGATGCTTACGCATAACTTTCCAACAAAACTTATCATGCTTTGGCCAAGTCCAGCCACGCCTATCCTCAACATCGTTACTAAAGTCTTCACCTAGCATAGTCCAATTTTTAACAACCATATGATTGAAACTTGTGTGAGGTTTATTATTAGGTTTTGCAAATAATATTATTTTTGCATTTCTATTACCAAGGCGTCTAATATTACTTTCGTAATCAACTTCTGAGCTGCCAACTACATCTTGCAAGTATACATGTTTAGTTTGTTCAGCAATAAATGCCTGGTCACCATACTGTTCTCTAGTTATATAAGTTGACATTATCTTATCTTTGTTCTTATTAAACTTTTTGTATATGTAAGAGTAGTCACCGTTCCAGTACATAATACAACTAGACGATCTTTTAGATTTGCCCTTAATCATTGTAAATTTGTTTTCAGAAATTAATTTATTAATAATAGAATCTATGCTGCCGCTAATAACTGTATCTAAATCTAAGTATAGTGTAGGTCCAGTAAATAATCCTTTTGTAAATAATTCTAACTTTGACCACCAGCCACGTAAATCTTTTTGTAAAGCAATCTTGCCAGGTATATCCTCATCACTATCTGTAAGGCAAGAAAATTTATAAGGCAAATTGCAATGCTTCTTAATACCAGCATGTAATATGTTTACCCAATCAGCAGTATAAATCCCTTCTGGATTAGTTTTATATACGCACACAATATCAATCATTTAACGTCATCCCAATATTTTGTTCTTATAAGACTAGGTTTTCCCCTAGTTCTTTCTCTAGACATAGCTTTACCCATCATATAATTATGTATTTGAATTTTAACAACGTATTGGTTTATTGCGTTATCTGCAGGCAAGTAACTATTTTTGTAAGCATGTACTAATTTTGCAGCAGCATGTGGTTTGATTGCATAGCCTGCATTGCCAGGCATACTACCTTGTTTGTAATTCATTGCAGCAGGTTCGCCCTCAGGATTTTCAAGATACTTTACGTAACGTTGCATCTTCTTTCTGTGACTGGATACTAGACTCAAAACATCTACCCATTCAACAGGTTTATACGGACGTACAACATGTGCATCATCTTCGAACACAATTATAGGTTCACCTACTTCAACACACTTTTCCCAAAGCCTATAGTGAGAATAGAAGCAACCTTTTACTCCAGGCATACTTGCTTTCTTATCATATTTGTCTTTGTGTTTAACTTCTTTAGCAGGTCCCTTTACACCCCAAGAGTGTAATTGACGTCCTTCTTCTTCCATCATTCCAACAGCATCGTTGCCGTATGTTCCTTCAAACAATTCAGCTTCCATGTTAAAGTTTTCAAGCTCTTCTTTTAATCGACAGCCGCTTTCCCAGCTACCTTTAATTTTACTTAGAGCTATGATATACGACTTCATTTCCAATAAGACTCTTTTCGGTTTACCATTATATCTGATGACTTGCTTTTGCCAGTGTTCTTTCTAGCACCCTTCATATGGTCTATCCATTTTCCGAGTACAGTGTTAATTAGCGGATGTCCGCCGCCGCCTGACTTGGCTTCCTTCAAATACATCTCTGCACTATAATCTAGTACATTGTTATTTACTGGAATTAGATTTTTTAGTATATGACCAAACACAAAACTATCATGCCACTCAACAAGTCTAAACATACCATTGTCTGCATCCTCATACATACGTTCAAACTCTTTAAGAAATTGTCCGCATACAGGATGACCTAGATTCATACCATAGAAGCCGCACTCGGGCCATGTCTGTGATCCTTTTCCTCTGCCTACATATGTTATCCATTTATCTTCTGGAAGTAATTCTTTAAACTGTTGATAACTCCAATCACTGTGTACAAAGGTATCTGCATCCATCCATACACACCAGTCCTTAGAGCGTGTACAAGCGTCATACACAGCATATGTCTTGTTAGCAAAGCGTACAGCGTCCCATTTAAATTCTTTGTTCCAATCCTTACGTCCGTTACGTGCAGGATGATTTGCAATATTTCCATTTGCATGTGGAACATCTTTATACTTTTCTTTAAATGCATTTAGTTTTGGCAAAACTTCTTTAGCATCAAGTATTGTTATTTGTTCAGGGTTAGGGTTTTTTGGATTACAACTTTCTGCGTATACAAGCAATTTAATTCTAGGATCAACTCTTTGCGCAAAACTATCTAAAAATCTTTGTCCATATAAATCTAATCCAGGCTTATGAAATGTTGTAACCACAGTTATGTTTGTCATTTGAAATCCTTTGTAAATACGTTATAGGAATATTTAACCAATGAAATTTAGTTTGTGGACTCAATATGGCGCTATGAATAGCAAGCCAGTATTTAATGCGTTTGAGAAAAGTCTCAAAGACGCAGGTCATTCTGTTGTGCATAATAATAACAATGCTGATGTAAATGTAATATGGAGCGTATTATGGAATGGAAGAATGGCAGCAAATCAATCTATTTGGAATAATGATAAGCCTACAATAGTACTTGAGATAGGTGGTATCAAGCGCGGCAAGACATGGAGAGTAGGACTAAATGGAATTAATAGAGATGCTTATTTTGGGGATAGTAATAACGATGATAGGCGTAAGCGTTTATTGGGACTTGAAGTAAAGCCCTGGCGCACTGAAGGCAATCATATACTATTATGCGGCCAACACCAAAAAAGTGAGCAATGGAGAGGCATGCCTTCAATGAGTAAGTGGGTAATGCAAACAATAGAGAATATACAAAAACATACTGATAGACCTATATACTTTAGGCCACATCCTCGTTGTCCATTGCCTGAAATTGAGAGGCAGTATAAAAATGTGTATAGGCAAGCACCACAACATATATTAGGAAGTTATGATGACTTTGACATGTCATTCAAAAATGCTTGGGCAGTAGTATGTCATAGCAGCAACCCTGGACCACAAAGTATCATGTCTGGCATACCAGCATTTGTAAGTCCAAGCTCAATTGCTTATGATGTAGGCAATGACATTGACTTTTGGCACGACATTGAATCACCTTTGATGCCAGATAGACAACAATGGCTGAACGACTACGCCTGGACAGAATATACAGTAGATGAAATATCACAAGGTATACCATTAAAACGATTGACAACTGCTCTATCTAATGCTATAATATAAACATGTTAGAAACAAAAAGTATTGAAGACTTATTAGAAGTCCTGTCCGGATTTGTAAAGTCGCCTGAAAAATTTGAAATACTACCTAATGACGGTACTATTGTATATAGTATTGCTAGGCAAGTGTTTAAAGGTACAGCCTTAACAGATAGGCAGTTTGCATTAATGCAAACTAAACTGCAAACTTATAAGCCGCAGTTTGAAGTACAAGGCTATGATTTTGATTATGCTATTGATAGATTACGTAAGCCTTTAAGGAAAATTGATAGGAGCAAATATATTAAAATTGTTGAAGCTCCTTTAAACTATCCAAAAGAAAAATGGGTAGCAGTAAGATTTCCTTTTTCGAAAACGCTAATAACATGCATTAACGAAATTCCAAAACACACTGATCAATACCATCATAATAAAGGAAGTCACGAACATTTCTTTCTTGCTACAGAATCAAATATCTATGCAGTGCTAAAAAAGTTTATTAACAAAGATTTTGAAATAGATAACGAATTAATTACGTATTACAATAAGTGTAAAGACATTGTACAAAATAAGTCAAACTTAGTTTCTTATGTTGATAACACTGGTGTTCATAATATTAGTGACAGCATTAGAACTCAGATGGCTAAAGATTTAGGAAACTTTGATCCTAGTACAGTAATAAATTATGCAGACAAATATCGTAGATACGGAATTTCAGAATCAAAAATAATATTTGATAACCCGTCTGTGCAAAATGATATTGCAACTAGATCTGATTTAGAATATTATTGTCCAACTGAAGAAGTAAACTTTAAAGAAGTATTATTATCATTATACAACTTAGATAGGTTTCCGTTATTAGTAAATATTTCGCCTGGACATGAAATGGAACAGGTATATGAAATATACGATTTCTTTCGAGCATTAGTGCCTATAGAACAACAGTCGGTACTATTTAGATTAGATAACGAAACTAATAGAGACTTTAATAAATTTGTTAAGGAAAAAAATCTTAACAATTGGGTTGACAAATATACAAAGATAGTGTATATTAATAATAAGTTATCAAAAGTATTACTAAAAAGCAACTGGAAGCCTATTACTACTTTGATGTTTAGTCAAAGTTCTAGAGGCCAAGTAGCACAGTGGTTTAAAGCACATAGTGATCTAATTGTAATACGCGGACAAGAAAGTTATTTAAGGAAATACTCAAGCTACCATGGCTACATGTAAATTAATAATTGAAGACGAAGTAAACATTAAACTAGAAGGACTAGAGGTTGACGTACGAAGGAAGCTCGCGAACGCTCTCAAGTTTGAAGTGCCTTACGCAAGATACATGCCACAATATAAACTTGGTCGGTGGGATGGAAAGGTTGCTTTCTTTGGTATTGGTGGTACTGGCTATGTCAATCATCTTGACACTGTTAGTCAAGTGTTACAAAAGAATAATGTTGAAATAGTAGACATTGAAGATAGACGTCATCCTATTGACTTAAAGTTTATGCCAGTTACAGAACGCTATTGGGCAGACCAAGGCGTTGTATGGCCACAAGGACATCCTGCAGAAGGTGAAGAAATAATTCTGCGTGACTATCAAGTTGATGCAATTAATAACTTTATTGCTCATCCACAGAGCTTGCAACAGATTGCTACTGGTGCAGGTAAAACAATTACGACAGCAACCCTGTCACATATAGCTGAGCCCTACGGTAGGTCACTTGTGATTGTTCCTAACAAGTCGTTAGTAGAACAAACAGAAGAAGACTATATTAACTGTGGGCTCGACGTAGGGGTATACTTTGGAGATCGAAAACAATTAGGTAAGACTCACACTATTTGCACTTGGCAGAGTTTGAATATACTCGACAAGAAGCACAAGGACGGCAGCGCAGTATTAAGTCTGGCAGAGTTCCTAGAGGGTGTAAGCACTATTATCGTTGACGAAGTACACCAAGCCAAAGCAGAAGTTCTTAAGAACCTGCTCACTCGCAACCTACGTAACGCTCCAATACGCTGGGGACTAACTGGTACAGTACCTAAAGAGAAGTTTGAGTTTGAAAGTATTCATGCTAGTCTTGGTCCTGTGATTGGTAACATCTCAGCAAAAGAATTACAAGACAAAGGCGTGCTATCATCATGTCATGTTAATGTAGTACAACTAATTGATACAGTGGCACACAGCGGCTACCAAGAAGAATTAAAATATCTTGTAACAAACAAGAATCGAGTAGAATATATAGGCAAATTATTAAACACAATAAAAGACTCAGGCAACACACTAATACTTGTAGACAGAATCTCCGCAGGAGAAATGTTAGCAGAACTAATACCTAATAGCACTTTTGTTAGCGGAAGTGTAAAAGTAAAAGACAGGAAAGAAACATATGACACTATACGTGAAGGAACTAATGAGGTTATTATCGCAACCTATGGAGTTGCTGCTGTGGGTCTTAACATTCCTCGTATCTTTAACTTGGTTCTTATTGAGCCTGGAAAGAGTTTTGTAAGAGTTATCCAATCTATCGGTAGAGGCGTAAGAAAGGCAAAGGACAAAGACTTCGTGCAAATATGGGATCTTACATCAACGTGTAAGTATGCGAAGCGGCACCTTACCCAACGTAAAAAGTTTTATAAGGAAGCAGAATACCCGTTCACAATAGAAAAGGTAGATTGGCAATGAGAATATTAACATTAGAAAACGAGTGTTTTTTATTAAATGATTTGCCAGAGCAGATAGATGACGATGTAAGATTTAGTGTATTAGATAATAGCGATCCAAAGAATCCTGATTTTTTCTTTGTTCCTTTAATATTCTTAGAATCATTTAGTGCTCCGGCAATGGTATTAGAAATAGGCGGTAAAGAAATTACTATGCCTGTAGATTGGAATATAGCTGTTGGTTGCAGTGAAAGCGGAAATGATTTAGAAATACTTCCGCTTACAAGTTTGAATGATAGAGGATTTGAAGCGTTTTTGTTTAATCCATTATCAAGCTACAAAACAGATTTTGCAGAAATAAAGATAACAAATTTTTACACAGATGTAAAATGGTACTTTCCAAAGATGAAGAATGGACAACTGTTAAGTGTACCGATTACAGATGGAGAAAATCCGCTGTGTGCATTTTTTGTTAAAGACATTAGTAGACAGTGTGAAATTATTGAATACGCACTATTACTCTAAGGAAAGGAAAAATTATGGGAATTAAAGCAGGAAAAATTTGGGGTGATACAGAACTAATTCACGCCAACGGTGTACTAGAGTTTCACCGTATTAATTTTAACGCAGGTTATAAGTGTAGCGAACACGCACACGAATTTAAATGGAACGGATTCTTTGTTGAATCGGGCAAGATGCTTGTTCGAGTTTGGCAAGATGATCAAGGACTAGTTGATGAGACTATTCTTGAAGCAGGTGACTTTACACAAGTAAAGCCCGGAAAAATTCACCAGTTTGAAGGTTTAGAAGACGGTGTCGCTTTTGAACTATACTGGGCTGAATTTAATCACGACGACATTGTTCGTCGAACATCAGGCACCGAAGTAAATAAAGGAAAATAATATTATGTTTAGTAACATTGATAAAGGTATGATGCTTAAACTTGCACTTCTGCACGTTGTAGTGATTACTATTTCAAATGCTTTAGTTTCTATTCCGGTAGAAATTGCAGGCATTAAATTAACATGGGCGGCGTTTACATTCCCGCTTGTGGTATTAGCAACTGACTTAACTGTTAGAATGCTAGGCAAGAACATTGCTAGAGCAACTATTGCGGCGGCATATCCACTTGCTATTATTGGATCAATTGCAGTAGTACTTGCTGAAGGTGCTCCACAGTCAGTAGCAATGCGTATTGGTTTTGCATCAGCAACTGCATACGCCGTAGGCACAATGCTTGACGTGTATGTGTTCCAATACATTAGAGAGCGCATGAGTATGTGGTGGTTAGCACCGGCATTGTCAACAGTTGTTGCAAACATCATTGACACATACACATTCTTTGCAGTAGCGTTTAACAACTCAGCAGATGAGTATATGGCTGCTAACTGGATGGAGATTGCAGGATCACAAGTTGTGATTAAGATTGCAGTAGGACTTATTATCTTCCTACCAGCATACGGTGTATTACTACGTTACCTAAATGGTAGATTAATTGATGCTCCAGTAGAAGCACCAAAGCCGGCAGCAAAGAAGAAAGCACCAGCTAAGAAGAAAGCACCAGCTAAGAAGAAGAAAGCTGAGTAGTTGGGAAAATTAATCCCAAATGAAACTTTAATATACGAGCGGGCCAACGGTGTTGTGTTCGCTCGTTATGCTGACAAGCCTGAGATACCACGTTGGATTGTAGGCGGTGATCCGGGTGCTGTTGCAAGAGAGCAAGGCAAATTACTTGACTACGGCGAGTGGAATAACTTGTGCGAAGTGGCAGCAACTAATCCTACGTTAGCAAAACAAATGGATAAACTAGTAAATCTCTATTATATGGTAAAGGATTCAAAATGAGAATTATAGCAGGACCGTGTCAACACGAAGGACTAGCACAGTCGGCAGAGATTGCTAAAGAGTGCAAACGTGTATGTGACAAGTATGGCATTGAATACTACTTCAAAGCAAGTTACGACAAAGCTAACCGTTCAAGTATGCAGGGCAAACGTGGCATGGGTATGGAAGCAACACTAACAGACTTCCTTGCACTCAAAGTAACACTAGGTGTAAAGACACTTACTGATGTACATGACTATGTGCAGGTTGCACGTATTGAAAGAGAATTTAAAGATGCAGTTGATGTCTATCAGATTCCTGCGTTCTTGTGTAGACAAACCGATTTAATCAAAGCTGCTTGTGCTACAGATAAAATTGTTAATATTAAAAAAGGTCAGTTTATGGCACCCTGGGACATGAAAGGTGTGCTAAGTAAATGTGAAGGCGCTAAAGACGTCTGGATAACTGAAAGGGGAACTAGTTTTGGCTATAACACTCTTGTCGTTGACTATACTGGTCTTATGTATATGCTCGACAATTTTGAACATGATATTGTTTTCGATTGTACGCACTCTGCCCAAAAACCCGGAGGACAAGGCGATAGCTCAGGTGGCAATCGTGATTACGTGCCTGGGCTGGCTCGTAGCGGGTCTGCTCTTGGGATCCAATCTTTTTTCTTGGAAGTCCATCCTGAACCTGATCTAGCACCAAGCGATGGTCCTAACATGCTCCGCTTAGATAACTTTGAGGAGGTGGTACGTGACATCGTCAGCCATTCTTATACCCGCAAGATATAACAGCACACGCTTGCCCGGAAAGCCTCTAGCTATGTTAGATGGTGTTCCCATGATAAAACGTGTGTATGACGCTTGTATTGCGTCTAAGATACCAACATACGTGCTTACTGATGATGTACGTATTGCTAGTGTGTTTCAAAACACAAGTGTTATTATAGATAACACAGACTACGCAAATGGCACTGAAAGATGTGCAGGCGCAATCAAACTAGACTACATGCAGAAGTACGATCAGTTTATTAATGTACAAGGCGACATGCCTGATGTTACACTTGATATGATTGAAAAGGCACTACAGCACTTACAGCATTATCCTGTAACAACAGTGTTTACACACATGCCCGAAGACAAACAAAACGATCCTAACTCAGTTAAGATGGTACGTGGTAGGGACCAAGCACTATGGTTTGGTAGAGGCATGACGGGCTATGGTGATTGGCACTTAGGTGTATACGGATACAGACGCAACGCATTAGAAATGTATACTAACTTACCCGTAGAACGTGAAGAAGAAGTTGAAAAATTAGAACAGTTACGCTGGTTAAAAAACGGTTGGCAAGTTGGCTGTTTGAGTGTATACTATAATGGAGTAGAGATTAATTCACCAAGTGATATAGAGGAATGGCATGCCAAATAAAGAACTAGATTTATTTAAAGAACTTATTCCAGCACTTGATGGTGGCATGAAGCAACTATACGATGCATGTACAGATGTAGGACGCAAAGATATCAAAGGCGACTTATGGAATCTTAATAGATACATGAGTAACGTTAAAGGTAATAGAGACAAAGCAGAACTTGCTGTGTTTAAGACAAACGAATACTATAACAAGAACTGGGCAGTACTAGGAGACAAGCATCCTAAACTACAGTGGTACTTACTATGTCAGTGCGGCAATACAGGTAAGAAAGAATTTCATCCTTGGCAGGGCTTTAAGAAAAAGACAAGTAATAATTCTGCTGTAAAAATAATTGAACAATTAAATCCTAACATGAAACAAGACGAAGTTGAAATGTTAGCAAGTATGTACACTAAGAAAGAACTTAAACAATTAATTGAAGACCATGAGCTGAAAGGTATTAAGGTATGATTGAAAACGGATTTTATGGCTTTGGTAATGGCGGCATTGTAGTAGATAAATTTAACGACTTTGACTTTATGACTATTAAGAAAGAAGTCGAAGAAATAAAGAAAGACTTTAATAGTGCAGTAAACTATGGTGATAATTTAATTGGCCAATTAAAGAAATCATACTCATTATCTGATAGTAGAAATGTAATTGAAAAGAAGATGCTTGCCTTAGCTGATAAGCATGACTCAGAATATAATCATTTAGAAGTATGGCGGGCTTCATTTCCTAAGAAACAAAGAGATAACCTTAAAGTAAGTTTAGATAGTCTTTGGGTTAATTTTCAAGAGAGGTATGAGTTTCAGCCTATACACGATCATGCCGGTGTGTTTAGCTTTATTATTTTTTATGAAATACCCTATGACATAGAAACAGAACAAGCAAGCGGCCCAGGCAATAATGCTGTAGAGAGAATGAATGGATTATTAGAGTTCCATTATGCTGATTACAAAGGCGATCTAGCAACAATGTCAATACCAGCAGATAAGAAATGGTCAAAGACATGCATACTGTTTCCAGCAAAACTAAAGCATAGTGTAACACCTTTCTATAGCAGTACAGATTACAGAATAACAATATCAGGAAACTTAGCTTTTGAATATGCAACTAATGACTAAGGCTTATAAATGCGAATACTGTGGGAGTAGTTACGTAAGAGAAAAAACTCTTATAGCTCACATGTGTGAAAAGAAACGTAGAGCTTTACAAAAAGATGAGAAGCGTGTACGTCATGGCTTCTATGCATTTCAAAGATTTTACAAACTTAGTGCAGGTTCAAAAAAAGAAAAGACATATGAAGAGTTTTGTAAAAGTCAATACTATAATGCATTTGTAAAATTTGGTAGCTTTATTAGTAATGTTCGTCCGTTGTATCCTGAAAAGTATATTGACTATGTTGTTACTAGTGGTGTTAAATTAGATCACTGGTGTAGAGATGAAATGTATGAAAAGTATGCAATTGAATTAATACTAAAAGAAAATGTAGAAACTGCATTAGAACGTAGCATAACTACAATGGTAGAATGGGCTACTGAAAATAATTCAGTATGGAATCATTACTTTAATTATGTAAGTCCTAATAGAGCAGTGTGGCAAATAAAGGACGGAAAGATTAGTCCGTGGTTACTATTGAATTCTAAGACAGGCAAGGATATGCTAAGTAAGTTTAATGATGAACAGCTCGATATGGTTTATCATGTAATCAATCCTGAACATTGGGCTTTGAGATTTCGGCGCCAAGTTCGAGATGTTGAATTAGTGAAACAAGTTGTTAAGGAGAGTAATTTATGAAAATACTAATATTTGGCTTGCCTGGATCGGGCAAGACAACACTTGCAAAACCATTTGCAGACTTAATAGGCGGCGTACACATAAACGCAGACGAAGTGCGTACTAAGTATGATGATTGGGACTTTACACCCGAAGGACGTATGCGACAAGCACAACGTATGCGTCATCTAGCAGACGGTGTAGTAATGGCAGGCAAAGTTGCTGTTACTGACTTTGTTTGTCCTACTGAAGAAGCACGTAAAGCATTTGCACCCGACTTTACAGTATGGATGGATACAATCCAAGAGGGGCGTTTTGAAGATACTAATAAGATGTTCCAAGCGCCTCCAACATGCGACTACCATATTAGTAAATGGTTTGATAACTCACACGAGGCATTATTGCCTGTAATTAATCGTTATATGGGAAGAGATTATAATGGACTTTGATTGGCAAAAACCTACAACACAAATGCTAGGAAGATGGCAACCTTGGCATGATGGACATACAGAATTATTTAAACGTGCATTAGCAGAAACAGGCCAAGTGTGTATTCAAATACGTGATGTATTTGGTATAGTCGGCGAAGATGCCGGTGCCGGACGAACTGTAGCACAAACAGATAACCCGTTTAAGCATACAGATGTAGCAGACAATATTATTCAAGGTTTAAACAAAGTAGGCTATACTTACAATAAAGAATATACTATTATGAAAGTACCAAACATTGTAGATATTAGTTATGGTAGAGGTGTAGGTTACACGTTTACAGAACATGACTTAGGTAAGGATATACATGACATTAGTGCTACTAAGATACGTAAGCAACTAAGGGAAGAAGGAAAACTTTGAGTAGGAAATTACAAAACGGCGTTTCTGTTTATGAATTAGACGAACCAGTCGAACTTAAAATTAAAACTAAAGCACCAATGAAATGGTTGTTGATTGATAGAGAAACTGGGGAACAGTATGTTGGTCAAACACCTAGAACTGGTGAAAACCATTGGAGTAAAATACCAGATGACTATAAGCAAGAATACAAAACTGAGGAATGATCTTGTGCGCATAAGTGTGCTTGAAGAAGAAATTGAATATTGTAAATCTCTTCTGAAACCTAGTGCTACTGGACATATACATACTACTATAAATTTCTTAACTGCACGAGTGGAGCAATTAAAAAATGCCTGATATTGATATAGATTTTGCAGACAGAGATATTGTGCTTTCGCACATAAAGCATCGTGTAGCAAAGCTAGATAGCGGCAAGAAACATAACACAGGTGTATATGCAACTGAGGTTCCACACAACCCTGTAGATAACATAAGTACTATCGAACACAAGACGGCAGAAGAACGCGGCTACTTTAAGCTAGATTTTCTTAATGTAAGCATATATAAAGATGTTAAGGACGAAGCACACTTAACACAATTAATGGAAAAGGAACCACAATGGCAACTACTGGAACACGACGATTTCACCAACTTGCTCTTTCACGTCAACGGTCATGGGGAAATATTGCGAAAGTTGCAGCCGGCCACAGTCGAACAACTGGCAGCAGTATTAGCGATCATAAGACCTGCGAAGAGATATTTGCTGAACAGCGATTGGGATACGATATCAAAAGAAGTATGGACAAAACCGAAAAGTAACGAATACTTTTTTAAGAAAGCACATGCTTTTGCTTATGCAATGAGTGTTATAGTACACATGAATTTATTATGTGAACAACTTAGTTCTTAGGTCGACGTACTAGTTGGACACTTTTACGTTTAATACGCTTTACAGTTAAATTATTAAGATTAACTGTAGGTCCAATAGTTACCCTTACATCTTTAGAATTCATTGTAACCATACAGTATTTAAAAGTTTCTAATTCATTTTTGAGAAAGATATTAATTGGAATCATTCTATTTGATTCCCACCACCATACATTTCCTAGATCTAAAAAATTCTTTTGCTGTTGTTGATCTTGTATTCTTGTAAACACATACATTGTAGTTACGTAGGCATCTTGGTTGGAAATGATTCCAACATACTCGTTTCCTCCATAAGTAACTACACTAATAAATGGAAAATTTTCTTCAATATCTTTTAATAACATAATTTCCGATAAATACTTTAAATTAATAGGATTCAGTTTTGCAACTTATACCAAGATATTTATACAAAAATCAAATTGACGTTGTATCAAACGATATTGGATTCGCCGTGGAGTATAGACCAGTGTACAGTAGACAACTTAAAGTATATAGAGGTATTGATAACGCATTTCAATTTAGATTACTTAATGCTGATCAAAAGCCTGTATCCATCACTTCAACACCTGTAATTGTTGTGTTTGATGAATCGAATACAAAAATTATAGAACGTGATTGCACAGTGCAAGACGACGGTAGTACAGTAACATTAAAAGGTAAGTTCACAGTTACACTTACTGAAAATGATTTGTTAAATGTTAAACAGCAATACTTACACTACAATGTTTATTTAAAAGGACAATCTACTAATTCATTAACATATGCTGATAGTCATTTTGGAAGTGCAGCAACTATGCTTGTTGACGGATTAGCATATCCAGGACCAAAGTCAAGTACAGAGATTACAACTTTTCATGGCAAAGATGATTATTGGGTAGCAGGAAGTGACTCAGTAGATCAAATAGATGCACAACCTGGACTCAACGGAAATAGTGCATTACACACTGCGGCTGTATATACTGACTCGTATGTAGGCACTGTAGAAATACAAGGTACACTAGATAATCAAATTGGTGGAATGAATAACTGGACTACAGTAAGCACACTAGAGTTTAATGGTAACGAAACAGAACCTACACCTGCTAACTTTAATGGTGTGTTTACATTCTTAAGATTTAAATTAAGTGCTGACCCAGCAAATAAAGTAACAAAGATTTTAGTGAGAAATTAAATGGCCAATAGCGAAACAATTTTAACAGCAAATACTCATCCAGGAGACAGTACTACAGAGACTATCACAGGTGAGAAATTTAAGGGTGACGGTTACTACGGTCGTAGTGATGGTTTCCATACAGTCCAATACAGCATAACAGGATTTACAGGTATAGTAGCCATACAAGGCACACTTGCAGTTGATCCAGTTGATGCAGACTGGTTCACAATCATATCCGATGGACATTCAATAGTAACTAAAGTAGTTGCATCTAACTTTACTGGCAATTATGTATGGGTAAGAGCTGTAGTAAGTAGCTGGACTGACGGAACAGTAAATTCAATTACATTAAATCATTGACAAACTAAACTAGAGATGCTATACTATTATTATGAGTATAGTAGCTAATACAGTTCTGACATACTTGCCGTCTAAGCGGAAACAAACGCCTAGTGGCTGGCTATCCTTTAATGCACCTTGTTGCCATCACAATGGTAACAATGCAGATACTCGCGGAAGGGGAGGCTTGATAAGCAACCCAGATGGAGGCGTAAGTTATCATTGCTTTAACTGCGGCTTCAAAGCAAGCTGGCAACCGGGCAGGAACTTTAGTCACAAGTTGCGTAAACTTCTCCAATGGATGGGAGCACCTGACGATATAATCAACAAGGTGGCACTTGAGGTTATGAGAGAGAATGAAGGTGTTGAAGCAAAAACACGTATAGCTGAACTGCCTACATTCAATACTGTTCCGTTGCCAGACGATGCTGTTAAGATAACAGACATAACAGACTTTAACAAGTACAGCATGGCAGTACTTGAATACATGGCTGCACGTAATTTAAATACAGATGATACTACTTACTATTGGAGCCCTAGTTTAGGATATCGTGACAGACTTATTATTCCTTTCTATTATGAAAAGCGTATTGTAGGATGGACTGCTAGAACTGTAACAGCAGATAAAAAGCCTAAGTATCTTACAGAAGTACAGCCTGGCTTTGTATATGGTCTTGACGAACAAAGTCATGGTAAAGCATTTTGCATAGTATGTGAAGGACAATTAGATGCTATTCATGTTGATGGCACAGCATTAGGTGGTAGCGAAATAAATGATGCTCAGTCGTTGTTACTCAATAGGCTTGCCAAAGATATATATGTTGTACCTGATAGAGATACTGCTGGTAGTAAATTAGTAGAGCAGGCAATTGATAAAGGTTGGCATGTTAGTATGCCTCAATGGGATGATGATATAAATGATATCGGTGATGCTGTAGACAAGTACGGCAGATTATATACATTGTATAGTATTGCTAACGCTGCTGAAAGTAGTCCACTTAAAATTAGATTGAGAGCAAAGAAATGGTTTGGTTTAAAAAACTAAAAAGTAAATTACACTTTTGGTATTTGAATATGAAAGAAAATCGAAAGTACAAAAAAAGAATTAAAGAATTAAAAAAAGAGGATCCGTTTATTTACAAATGAGTATTGATGCAATAGGAGCAAGTCATGTAGTTAGCATGTATACTAGAACTAGTATACAAGGTAATCATGACGTTACAACGCAATATAAACATGTTGAAGAGAATGGTTCGATTAAGATAGAGGCAAAATCGTTTTCAACATACAACCAATTTGGCAAAGAAGTTACGCCAGTACAACAAGGTGCAAGGGTAGACATTACTGTATGATAACTTGGGGTATAAGCGCAAATAGTCACGATGCGGCACTAGCAGTATTCACAGATGACGGACTGGAGTTTGCTAGTCATAGTGAACGCTTTAGTGGAATTAAGAATGACCCTAACCTAAATAAAGAGATAATTAAATATGCACAACAATGGGGGAAGCCAGATGAAATCATTTGGTATGAAAAGCCTTTGGTCAAAACTTGTAGACAGATACAAGCAGGCCAAGGACTTCGGTTTAAAGAAAACAATATTAATCACTATCTTCGATCTTATGGGATACACTCTCCTATTCGTTATATCTCTCATCACCATTCCCATGCTGCTGCCGGTTATTATACTTCCAATTTTAACGAAGCTAGTGTTGTTTGTATTGACAGTATTGGAGAGTATGAATCTCTTACCATCTGGTCAGGAAACAACAAAGGACTTAAAAGGCAATACTCACAACGATATCCACACTCCGTGGGACTATGGTACTCGGCGATGACGCAACGTGTTGGGCTAAAGCCTAACGAAGATGAATATATACTAATGGGTATGGCTGCATACGGTGACCCTGACAGGTTGTACAATGATATTAAACAGGAGTTTATTGCTCTGGGTGATCGAACCCTAGTTAAGTTAAAGCACAATCTACATAGAGGGTGCAAGTGGTGGAGGCCAGATCTCACTACAGAACAAGATATGTTTGACATTGCTGCTGCCACCCAAAAGGTATATGAAGAGATCTTTGAATGGGTACTGGACTGGGCTAGGAAGAATACAAAGAGCAGGAACTTAGTTCTTATGGGAGGGTGTGCATTAAACTGTAGTGCTAACCATTTAACCTACAAGTATTTTGATGACGTATGGATTATGCCAAACCCGGGTGATGCAGGGTCGGCTATTGGAGCAGTACTAGCACATAAGAAGCAGCATATGGAAATGCCACATGCTTATACAGGCTATAATATTGAAGGAGATTATCCAGTTGAAGAGGCAATCAGCGAACTCAAGGCTACGGGAATCGTGGGCGTTGCGAATGGTAGGGCGGAGTTTGGCCCTAGGGCTTTTGGCAATCGTAGCTTACTTGCTGATCCCCGTGGTAGCGATATCAAGTCTAGAGTCAATGACATCAAGCGAAGACAGCAGTTCAGACCTTTCGCACCAGTGGTGCTCTACGAACATGCGGGTGATAACTTCGAAGGATGCTACAATAACTTTATGCAGTTTACCTCCCGATGCAAAAATTCAGACTTGTATCCTGCCATCACTCACATGGACGGAACAAGTAGAGTCCAAACGGTTGGACCAGATGACAGCGGCATACGACGATTGTTAGAACGCTGGTATGAAGAAACAGGTTGCCCAATGCTGTTAAATACTTCACTCAATATCAAAGGCAAACCTATGGTAAACAACTTGACAGATGCTCAAGAGTTTGCTATAATGTATAATATAAAAGTATTCACGAAGGCAGAGAATGAGCACTAGACAAAACACAGACTATGGTTATGATATACAGAAAGTATATCTAGAGATGATGCTATCGGACGCTGAGAGCTTTGTACGCTGTCAAGCTGTATTCGATCCAAATAGTTTTGACAGAAGATTAAAAACAGCCGCAGAGTTTTTAGGCAACTATGTAACTGAACACAACACTTTGCCCACACGTGATATGGTCAATGCAGCCGCAGAGCTACATGGCGACAATCAAATGCGTGACCCAGGAGACTTAAACGAAAGTCACTATGATTGGTTACTAGCAGAGTTTGAAACGTTTTGTAAACACAAAGCACTAGAAGCAGCAATCCTAAAGAGTGCTGACTTGTTAGAGAACGGTGAGTATGGTGCATGTGAGGATCTAGTAAAGAAGGCTGTACAGATTGGTTTGCAAAAAGACTTAGGTACAAACTACTATGCTGATCCAAGAGCAAGACTAGAAGGCATTAAGAGTACAAACGGACAGGTAAGCACAGGCTGGCCAGCTATGGACAAGAAACTGTTTGGTGGCTTTAACAGAGGCGAGTTGAATATCTTTGCAGGTGGCTCAGGTGCAGGTAAGAGTTTGTTCCTTGCTAACATTGGTGTTAACATGGCTGAGAAAGGCTTGAACGTGATTTACTTAACACTAGAGCTTGCAGAGAGTCTAGTTAGTATGAGACTTGATAGTATGACCACAGGCATTCCAAGTCGTGATGTGTTTAAGAGCATTGACGATGTTGAGATGAAAGTTAAGATGATCGGCAAGAAGTCAGGTGCGTTCCAAGTCAAATATATGCCTAGTGGCAAGACAGCAAATGATGTACGTAGTTACATTAAAGAGTATGAGATTAAAACAGGCAAGAAGGTAGACGTACTACTGATTGACTACTTGGACTTGTTGATGCCAGCCAGCACAAAGGTTAGTGCAGAGAACTTGTTTATCAAAGACAAGTACGTAAGTGAAGAACTACGTAACCTAGCAATGGAATTGAACACAGTGTTTGTTACAGCGGCACAGTTGAATCGTGGTGCTGTGGAAGAGATTGAATTTGATCACTCGCACATCAGTGGTGGACTTTCAAAGATTCAAACAGCAGACAACGTGTTTGGTATCTTTACTAGTAGAGCAATGCGTGAACGTGGACGTTATCAGCTACAGCTAATGAAGACACGTAACAGTAGTGGCGTAGGACAAAAGATTGATCTAGGATTTAACTTGGACACACTACGCATTGAAGACTTAGGTGAAGATGGTGAAGAACAAGCAACAGCATCAGCTACAAGCGGTTCAACAATACTAAGCAATCTAAAGCGTGGCACAGGTACTACAACACCAGAAGATACTATTAGTGATCCAAGCACAGGTTCAGGTATTGGCAAAGTAAGAGCCGAAACAGACAGCACAAAACTTCGACAGTTCTTAAATAACTTACCAGGAGATGAATAAACATATGCTAGTAAAACTATCACAACAAGACGTTGAAAAATACATAAAGGATGATCCAGTACGCCCGCACATTACCGCGGAGTGGAGAACACAGCACGGACGTGAAGTCTATGCATTGTATGAAGACAAGTATGCAGTTGAGCATTTCCCTTCAGACAAAGTACGTGCTATTATCTGTGTAGCATATACCAACGGAGTTGCGATTGATGAACAGTATATGGACACACACTGGAAAGATGCCAACTGTGCAATGTTCTATACTGTGTGGAGTTATGATCGCGGAGCAGGAAGAGAAATAGTACTTAGAACAGCTCGTTCAATTGACGAACAAAGATCAGACATCAGTCGATTTGTTACACTAAGTCCTTTGACTGAAATGGCTGAGAAGTTCCACATACGCAACGGTGCTGTCCTACTGGATCGATATGATCAATACCAAAACTTTGAATACGAAATATGCGTTACTATCTAGGATCGTGTGAATACAAATGGAGTCACGCACACAAAGACATGGAACACATATGGGTAAGACGTGAACTAGGCGATGAGCTGTTTAAGTATTGTAATCAACAAAACTGGGACTTGATATATCTAAGGTCAAGTTCAACTAGCTTGCCCGGCGACACATACTGCCGTTGTGATGTTTATGTAGATGTAGACGACTCAAAACAAAGCACGTTGTTTGCACTCAAGTTTGATCAAGCTCGGCCAACGCCTCTACCAAGTACTCACTAATAGCACGATGACAATCAGTTGACGGATGTTGTGCAGCATCACGTGAAGGACGTCCTGTTGAGATCCTTGAAAACTTCTGCTTGTAGGTGTGCCTATCAATCCACACACACTGACTGCCATACTCGGCTGCTAGGTTTTGTATACAGCGTCGATTGCGTTCTGTGTTGAACTGCTGTTCCACAGGACTTGCACATATCTTATTCATGTTGTCGTCTTTGCCAGTGCCGTTGTAGATTTGATTCTGCCACTCACTCAACATAAACTCTCTTCGATTGGGATATACATCAAGCACACATACCACTCGAGGACGCAACTGTTCGAACCATGTCATAGCCACACGACTGAATGTGTCTGAACCTGCACCTGGCCATCCCATGTTTGACACAGGAAGATCAACAGCACGACCGAGCAAACTAGGCCATGTGTCTTGTTCAAGTTGTCCGTAACCAAATGTGTGTGAGCAACCAATTGCACACACGCCCTGCTTGACAAACTCTTGACCACGAAAGCCCTGCGAGTTAATAGTGTACATGCGCGGTTCACGAGGCCAACCTTCAACTGTTTCTGATGATTCAAGTCGTTCAACTGTAGTTGAAGCATGCCAATGATAAGGACCACGCTGTAAGTATTTGTTCATATAGTATTTACTGTGCAAGTCAAGGTGTTGGGAGATTCCTGAAAAGCGCGAAGCGCCCAGCGCCGCAACAAGCCGCGAAGCGGTAAACGCTTTTGCGCAAAATTAGCGTTTAAGTGCGCATATTATGCCTAGACAGTATCACACTACAGAACACCACACTAACAAAAGTTTTTGAACAATCGCAGCGACAACAGTCGTGCATAGTGTTGCATTATGCCGTAAACAGTGATTGACAATTTAAAGAGTCTTTTGTTGAACAATCTCAACAGTGTACAACGGATTTGCTGACAGTGCTATGCTTGCAAACACACACGCCTGTGATGTATCAAACATGAGTTCTGTTGCTGACGATTGATAACTGTCTATGTGATGTTGTGTGTACAGTTCAATTGACGCAGCCATAGTAATTGACTCTTTGTACTGTTGTGACTTTGACTGTGGATATATGAGTTTGAGTGTTTGCATAATAGTGTGTGTTTGCGTACAGTGCTTTCAGCTTAGATTGCTGTGTGTAGTCAACTATGTAGCTACGATATGATTGTCCAACCAGTGAGTAACACACTGTACGCATACTGTTACTTATACGTTGCGCTACTGTGGTGCTACAGTTAAGAGGTTCTAGTTTACACACTATAGTACGAGCAAGCTCATACACGCTATCGCTTTACGCTCTAGCGTAAGTTGCTTCTTTTTACTGTGTAGCGTAAATGGCCGAAATGGGTCCTGTGAGATAAAAAAATTGCTGCGCAGTTTTTTATGGTGAAGTACTTACAGAAGTGAGGTGGTGATTTTGCACCATTAAGCATTAGCTATAGTTAATT